GTGCCATCAGAATTTCGCCTCAAGGTGACAAGCGTAGACCCCGCCGGAAGTGCTGAAACAGTCGGACTTCGCGCCGGTGACATCCTTGACGAGTTCAACGGGATCAAGCTGGCGTCGAGTGAAGCGCTGAATATGGCGATCTCGAAGAACGCCGGCGGGGCGATCCTGACTCTGCATCGCAATGGTGAACGCTTAGAGTTGGCAATGCCTCCCGGAAGGATGGGCATCATCGTTGCCCGAGTTGACTTCGATCCTGAACTGTATTTCGCCCAGGAGGAAGTGGAACAGCGAGTACGGGGCATGATCGTCTGCACGACACCCTCGATCGAGGGCTATCGAATCACTCGGACAATCGATGTCGTGACGGCCGAATGCGTCTTCGGCCTGAACATCTTCAAAGACTTCTTCATGGGACTGACCGACTTCTTCGGCGGTCGCAGCGAGACGGCTCAATCCGCGTTGCGGGACGCTCGGGTCAGTTGCCTTAATGAACTGAAGAGAGAAGCAGCATCCGTCGGCGGAAACGCCGTCGTCGGGGTTAACTTGGATTACAGTGAATTTAGTGGAAAGGGAACCTCGATGCTTTTCCTTGTGGCATCGGGAACTGCTGTCACAATCGAGAAGGTTTAATCGACTTTGGATCGTCCGGCAAACGGCCCCTCCCGCATCGATTAGCATGGAGGGGGCACACCCCCTCCACAACTCTCTGCCGTGTCAGGCTTCGCCCACGACTTCCCGGAAACTAGCGCTTACCGTCCGGGTGCTCGGGCTCGTGGGGCTGCTGCTCCACTCCGAACAGACCCACTTGCCAGCAACACCCTGCGGCGGTGTCCAGTCGAACGCCTCCAGTCCGCCACGCGCAGTCAAGAACGCTTCGATCTGGTCGGCAGTCTCGTTCGCCCGGTTCTCAAAGGTCAGCGACCACACGCGCTTGATGTGCTGCGTGCCGATCTGAATCCGTCGCTCGGCGTCGCTGCCGAACTGATCAGGCGGGATTACATGCACTTCCGGCTGCACAGTCAGGGCGCTGCCGTAGGTCGGCAGCCAAGCAAAAACAGCCATCGTTAAAGCTCCATCACTTCGAGGGTTGCCGTGACGCGCCAAACGTGTTCGTTGGCGAGTGTCTCGGCTTGGTAGGGTTGCTTGAATCGCGCTTTGCGCATGGCTTCGCCGTCACCCATCACGACGGGCATCAGGAACCAACCAGCCCCGTCATAGATCGTGTCCCGGTAGAACGTCTGGAACGCGTCAAGCTCGGCAAGCGTCAGGGTCCAAGTCACCGATACGTCAGTCGGCACGGAGATATAGCGGCGTCGAGTTCTCGCAGGGCCGGACTCCATCTCAGTGCGCAGGACGTTGTTAAACGGCGTCAGGCTGTATTGGCGCATCGAGGGCTTCGGCAGCGTCGTGGGGAACGTCGGCGTGCTCATCGACGCGCCCCCGCTGCCCGGTTCAGGCCATACACGTTTTCCATCGTGTTGCCGATCTGGCTGCGCCCGCGTGCGAGATTGGAAGCCATCTTGCCTTCGATCTGCTCAACGATGATGTCCAGCGTCATATTGCCCTGCGCATCCGTACCCTGTTGCACGCGTGCTTGCGTGCCGGGTGCCTCATGCACATTGACGACGACGTTGTTACCGCCGCTGCCGTTCATGCTGACGCCCAGCTTCCCATCGCTGCCACGCTTGAGCGGGAGAATGGCCTCCGGTCCTGCTTCGCCCATCAGCCCGTTCTTGAAGCCGCCGCCGGATGCGAACTTGAAGAACGTCGGCGAATTGACGACGCCACCGGATGCGAAGGGCTGCAACCCGCCGTCGAACACGCCACCCTTGGCGAAGCCAAAGAGGCCGATCGTAGCCTGCACTGCTTGCAGCATCTGCGCCTGAACGATCATGCGCAGGATGTCGGCAATGAACGCCTCAGCCATCTTGCCGGCGTCAGTCTCGACGCCCATCGCGAAGTCGGTGAAGGCATCGGCCATGTTCCGGGCTGCATCGTTCATCACCGCTTCGAGGCTCAGAACGCTTTCCTGCATCTTCTCTAGCGGCGCGGTGTTGCCCAGTGCAGCATTCACAGCCTCGTTGTACTGCTCGACGCTGATCTTGCCCTTCTCGAACGCGTCAGCCAGGAACTGCATCGTGACCCGTTGCGCCTCAAGTTGGGCGGTTGGTGTTGCAGCCAGCAGCGCGTTCAGTTTTTCTTGCTCGACGGCTGCCTTCTCGGCTTCGCTGGCAAGCCGCGATTGCGCGACGATCGCCTCTTGCATGGCCGGTGACATCTTTGCCCATTCTGGGGAGGCCATGACCGACAGCAGTTCCGACTGTGCAGCAGTGAGTTCGAACGCCCCGGTGATGGCCTTGCCCTGAATCTCGAACAGTGCCGCGATCGTCTTCAGGTACGCGCCCTGCGGATCAAGCTCGGGCGCAGTTTTGCCCTTCGGCGTCTTGGGAGGTGTCGGCAGGAGCGGTGCAGTGACCGTGACAGCGGGCAAGGTGGGTGCGTTGCCGCCTTCCATGCTCTGTTGCATCAGCCGCCAGTATTCGAGTTCCTTGCGCTTCTGCTCGATCATCTTGTCGGGCACCAGATTCCCGAACAGCGACTTCTCGTGCCACTTGCCGTTCTCGAGGGTTTCCAGTTCGGCGTTAAGGCGGGCGATATGTTCTGCCGGTGATTTCGTCGGGTCCGACAGACCGATGCCTACCAAAGCCTCCATGAACGAAAGCCCGGCACGCCTTGCGTTCAGGAACTCCGTCGCCAGTGCGTTGATCGTGGGAATCAAAGCGTTGCCCACGCTTGCTGCCAGCCCCTGCGCAAGGGTCTGCATCCGGGTGAGGTTGTCGTTCAGCTCGACCGACGCCTTGGCAAGATCCTCGCCCATGATGCCGCCGAGGGCTTCGGCCTCTTTCCGCATCGCTTCAAGGCCAGCACGCCCGTTGTTGAGCGTCGGGATCAGGCGGATACCGGACTCTTCCATCAGCTTGTTGGCGATGGCCGACTTCCCAGCCCCATCTTCCATCTTGCTGAAGGCGTCGGCGATGTCGAGCAGGACGGCATCGACACTGCGCAGCTTCCCGGCACTGTCGGTGACGCGGATGCCCAGTGCGTCGAACGCTTCAGCAGCTTCTCCACCCTTGCTGGCAGCCTCGAACATCTTGTTCGCCAGCCCCTTGAGCGCCTCGCCCATGTCGTCGAACGTCGCGTCGTTGAGCCCTGCCGCATAGTTCAGGGCCGACAGACTCTCGATCGCAACGCCAGTACGTTGCGAGAGCTTCGATAGCTGGTCGGCGAGGTCAGCCGCCTGCTTGACGCTACCCAGAACGTTCAGCGCACCCCATGCAGCGGTGACGCCGGCAGCCATGCGCGTGAAGGCGACTTCGATCGCCTTCGCCCGCTCACGTGACTGTCGCTCCATCTCGCGGGTTTTCTTGTCGGCAATCCGGGCGGCCTTGTCCATGCCGGACTCGAAGCCGCCCGTCTTCGCAATCAGATCGAGGGTGAGCGTGCCGAGACTTCGACTCATTACGCCACACCCGCAAGAATGTTCATCACACAGCCCATATCAGCCACCGTTTCGTCGTGTTGCGCTCGCATGTTCGGCAGGAAGTCGCCAACTTCAGCTTCCCCACCGGATAGCCGATTGATCTGCGTGGCGATCGTGGCGAGCAGTCGATCGTTATGCCGCAGGCCACCGCTTCGCTTGGCGTAGGCGAACCATTGCTGTGCCTCGTGATAGCTCATGTTCGCTTTCGCCTCTGCAATCGTTTTTCCGCCGACACCGCACAGCACAAGCTCGTGCCACACGATGTCGGCGTCACTCAGTTTCCCGGCTGTACGCCATTGACCGAGTTGAAGGCTTCGATCAGCTTCGAGGCCAGCGAAACATCCAAGCGATAGGCGTCTTCGTAGCTGATCGGCTCTTTGTTTTCGCCAAGCAGGAGCGCGGCGGCGATCATGCGGGCCGAGCGCGAACGGTCGTCTGCCGCGAACAGCGACTCCACGTCGCCGAAGCTCAGGCGCTTGACCCACACGTCGAACGTGTAGCCCTTCCACTCGACGGGCACCTTCACCGGCTCGGCGGGGATGAAGGCGCCGACGTTCTTCAGTTCAGCCAGGTTCATGATCAAGCCTTCGCGGAGATCGTCGGCATCCCGGACACCTGCACCGAGACTTGCGAGGTCACGACGCTGTTCAGGCTGAAATCGAAGGTCACGTCGGAAACGTAGCCCTCGAACGACATGAACGAACGAGTCGGCGGCAGGGTGAAAGCTCCAGCAGTAGCAGTCGGGGCGGCGGTGCCGTCGCTCCAGCCGAGCGCCCACTTGATCTGGGTGCCAGCGACATAGGCGGCATGCAAATCCTTGTGGGCGGTATTCGACGGGTCGAACTGGATGGTGAATTGCGCGCTGCCCGGCGACATCAGGCCGGGTGCGAAGGTCTTGGCGTTGTCGGACAGCGTGGTGGTTTCGATGCTGTCACGCTGCGCGGAGATGCCGCTGATGGAGACAGCATCCACAGCCACGACGGTCGTGGCGTCTTTGATCCAGTACAGCTTGGTGCCTTGGGTGAGTTTGGCCATGCTCGATTACCTCAGATGGATAGATTGAAAACGGGTGGTGTAGCGAAACAGGCCGGACTCGTCGTCCTTGCCCGTGTTGAAGAAAACGATGTAGCCGCTACCCTCGATCGCCTCGCGGATGGCTGTCGCCAGCGTCCTGATCTCAATGGCGCTCTTGGCCCATGCGTCGATCTGGTAGGTGATCTGGTCCGCCGCAGCAGGGCCGGAGAGCGCGTTGAAGGGCGTGCCGTTGATGACCTGGAACGTGGCGTAGGGAGCGGTCTGAAGCTGCGGCGCACTGCCGAACTCGAAGAAGCGGACCGGGCTGTCACCGAGCACTGCCGTGCAGGCCGGGCTTTGCTTGATCAGTTGGAAGAGGTTCATGCCTTGTCCAACTCCCTGCGCAGTTCCTCGGCGATGCGGTCGATAACCGCGTCGGCGTTATTCTCAAGGGCGGGCTGCATGAAGGGCTTGGCGGCGATGTGCTGCGTGCCGAACTCGACCATCCGCCAGTAGTACGGGGTATCGGGGTTCTGCTTCGCACCGCCACGCACGCCCACGCGGACGAAAAGCACCCCACGCCGGAAGCTCGTTTGCAGGGCGATGTGGGTCTTCGTCTTGATGTTGTCGGCGTCAGGGCTGGTGTCTTCCGGGGCGTTCGCCTTCACCTCATCGCGGACGAGAGTCATGCCCTTCCGGGCTGCGGTGCGCAGCGCCTTCTTGGCGACCTTGGCTTCGATGTCGCGCAGGCGGTCGGTCAGGGCTGCAAGCTCTTGGACGTTGAGCGTCAGCATCACGCCACCACGCAGGGAATCGTCAGCCAGTCCCGGCCCGTATAGGGGTCAGGAAGGAAGCCAGCGGGGTTATAGACGGTGCCAGTAGCGACATCGATCAGGCGCATATCCGGGGTTAGCCCAGTGCGATAGCGCATCAGAATCTTGGCCGTGATCTGGCTTTGTGTTGATTGGGCTGCGATGAACTCGCGGGCGCTCAGCGGCTCGATACTGGCAAAGACAGTGCCGATGATCTGCACCGCTTCAGTGAGTGCGCCCGTATCCGGGTCTTGCGTGGCAATCGGCCTTTCGATCCGGATGCGGTGGCGCAGGCGACCAGCGTTCAGCTTCATGCCAGTGCCTGCACCTTTTGACGCTCAAGCAGGCTGCGAACAGCCGGACTCAGCACGTCGGCACTGCTCGATTCGCGGTTCAGCCAGAGTTCGCCGAGGACAAGCATCGTGGCGGCTTCTTCAACGTCACCATTCGACTGGTTGTTGCTGCCGATGTAGTCGGAAACGATGGCGCGGGCGACCATCAACTTTTGCTCGATCTCTGCATCGTGTTCGGTGCCGTCGATGCGGAGGTGATAGCGGGCCTGATCCAGCGTCATGCCGGCACCTCTTCGGCGTTGCTATCAGCAAGGGCCACATCCTGCATCTGGCGATAGACTTCGTCGCCGCCCTTCACCGGGGCCAAACCTTCCTTGGCGCGTACTTCGTTAATCGTGATCCAGCCGGCACTGATCGCACTGCCGTGCGCGGTGTAGCGGCTGGCGGTATCCATGCGTAGCAAGGCGGATTCGTCGAACTCCGTCCGCATCGCCGCAGGCAGATCAAGACCATCGTCTAGACACAGTTCGATGGCTTCCACGAGGTGTTGAACGGCGTCGCTGTAGTAGCTCAGCGACATTTGTTCATTCGACGTGTAGGGCGCAGCAGGACCGGCGCCGATCTTCCATGCCGGGATGTTGAAGGCGCGGCACACGTCCTGCGCGGTGAATTGCAGTTGCTCGATCAGTTGGCTATCGACAGCGGAGACGGTCATCGCCTCGTAGTGCAGGCCGTCGCCCAGGACAGCAGTCTTGCCGAAGTTGGCACCGCTGAACTTCGTTTCCCAATCTGCCTTGAGTCGGTCGGCAGTCTCTTTGCTGATTGCGCCCGGAGCGGAAAGGATGCCGCCCGGCTGTGATCCGTTCTCGAAGAACTTGCCCGAGTTGCGGACGATGGAGACGCCCTGCATTGCAGCGAGGCCGGCAGCAGTAAGAGGGCTCACGCCGACAAGCGGGTGATACGGGGTAATGCCGCGATCGTGGATGATCTCGCGGGCGGGAGCGGTTGCGCCCTCTTCAGCGATCCCGGCCAGTGTGCTTTGCCGGAGTTGATAGAACACAGCGCCATCATCGGAAACAAGCACCGTCACAGCGCGAGGATCAAGCACATGCAGGGCAATGACCTTACCGGATGCGTCGCGCTGCTTGAGCATGTACGCATTGCCATACAGCAGCTTCGATAGCGTCCATGCACCGAAGAACTGCGCACGGTTCTGGTAGTTGTTCGGCTTGCGGAACAGCTTGGCAAGCTCGTGATTCACTTCAGACCAGACGCCTTTTCTCTTGGCGCTGATCCGGATCGGCAGTTTGCCGATGTCGTTGCTGATCAGGGATGCACAGGCGAAGACGGCGCTGTGTGCCAGCACAGTCTCGACTTCGATCGCCTCGTCACGCTGCCACGCACCCGGCGAGGACTCGCGGATGACCGGGAACCAGCCACCCGAGTTCGTCGGAACCGGACTGGCTGACTTGTTGCGCTTGAGGAAATCGAAGAAGGACATGTGCATCCCTTGGGTCATTGCCCCGACCGTGAGGCCGGGGCGTAGTCATCAGGCGTACTTGGCGCCGCTGATGCGATACACAGCGGTGGGACGCCGACGGGTCCAAGTGATGCCGCGAATGGCCTTGATCGCCATCGCGCCGGTCTGCCACAGCGACACCAGCGAGGCCGGGGTCGGCGTCTTGCTGTCATGGACCGGAGCCGTGTCCATCTCCAGCGAGGCTTCACGCGAAGCGTCGATGGCGAGGCCACCTTCCGCGAGCAGGATTTCGTTCTGCACAGCGAGGATCAGGTCGTAACCAGCCACCGGGGTGCCGGGAACGTTGGTGCTCAACACGACGGGCAGGCCCTCGAAGGTGCCGCCAGTCACGAAATCGACACCGGGGAACTCGCGCAGGCCGGTCGTGGCGTTCACCATCATCGACAGCGACAGCGCGGTGCTCGGGTGCATGATCCACACGCCCGATGCGATCGGCTGATTCGCGACGACGAAGGCGCCATAGGCAGCTTTCACGTCGTCGCGCACCTTCGCGGCAGTCGTGCCGGAGGCCACAGCCGAGGTCGCACCGTTGGCGATCGAGGCAGGCTTCACGCCAGCGATGCCCGCATTCGCCTGGTCGATGAAAGCCACATCGACGGCTTGCACGACGGCGGCCAGCAGATCGTCACGGACGAGGATTTCGGCGGCGGGCTCGGAGCGACGCAGCAGTTCTTCGGTGAAGACCGCGATAGCGCCGAGCTTGTGCGAGCCGACTTCGAGGTCAGCAAATGCGGCGTTCGTGATCGGAGCAGCCTTGCCCTCACCGACCCAGTTCGCCGAGGTGCCGGAGGTGGCACGCGGGATGCGGATGTTCTGCGGGACGTTACGCACGCCCGACAGCTTGCCGACGATGGTCGCCGGGCGAAGCAGGTCGATGAACTCGCTGGTCATCAGTTGGTTCTCGATCAGGACCGAGAGGCCGGCGTCGGTGGTCGAACCGGCAGCGATCGCAGCCTTCAGGACAGTCTCGACGCGGTTGCCGTAGCCGGCAGCCTTGGCGATCTCGACGGCCTGCATCGGGTTGCCCTTCGCGAGCGCGAGCGACTTGGTGTAGCGGACGAAGTCGGTGCCCTTCGGGGCGTTGTCTTCGACGGTGATGTGCGAGCCGGCGACCGGCTTCGCAGCCATAGCTTGGCGGGCTTCCGCAGCCTTTAGGCGATCAAGATGCTGATCGATGGCAGCGATTTCCGCCTCAGCGGCCTTGTATTGCGCGTCCTCGTCTTGCGACAGGGTAGTGCCTTTGGTGATCAGCGCATCCATACCGGCCAGAACTTCGGCTCGCTTGGCTTGGAACTGCTGAATTTGCTCGGAGATGGTCATTGCGGGTGTTACCTCAGTGTTTATTGATACGGACTTGACGACTTGGATGGCTGCTTCGGTATTAGCCGGGATGGTCACGGCTGAAAGCTCCAGCCATTGCCACTTGTTGAACTTGAAGCCGGTTTCGATGGGCTCAGCTTCAAGTGCGCGGAATCCGACCGAGAAGCCACTAACTAGGCCGGACTTAATCATTTGCCAGATTTCAGCAATCTTGGCGGTCGCGTCTTTAGCGACCTTGGCCACGATCTCGACGCCTGCTTTAGTCGCAGTCGCTTCGATGACGTGGCCAATCGGTTGATTCGGGTCGTGGTTGAAAAGCAGAGGCAGCGGCAGTTCGAAAACTGCGCCTTCGGGAATCACGATGTCGCCATCACGATCCGTCTTGGGAGTCGTGGCGATACCGCGAATAATTCCCTGCTCAGGGTCGAAAGACTTGACTGTGATGATCGAAGAAGCTTTCAGAATGCTTTTGTCCATAGGCGCTATTTTCTCGCCTATTTACTTGGCATTCCATAGCCTAAGTGTCCTGTAATGTCCTGTTTTGCCCGATTACAAGATCATCAGTTGGTATTCGGGTTCACGCTCTTCTTCAATCATGGAATTGGCAGCGCCGAAAGCCATCGTCAGCGCCACCATGCCGTCAATCCGGGCGGTAGCCTTGGACTTGTCGAGCTTGCGATTACCAGCGGGGTCTTTAGTAACGACTGCGCCGGCTGCGCACATCGTCAGGACCGGGTGCATGCCGTGCGCTACTCGTTGATTCAGGAACTCAGCTTCGACGGTGTCGAGTGCAGGACTCATGTCTTTGAAGCCCTGCCCGTGCGGAATCAGCGGCAGATTCAGGTTGAGCGCTTCAAGCTCTTTCTTGAAGATGTCGATGCGCCAGCGGTCGAAGGCGATCGCCTTGACGTTCAGTCCGTCGGTGATTTCCGCGATGTCGTGGGCGACGTGGGCGTAATCGACTGTTTTGCCCGGAGTCGTGCGCAGAAAGCCCTGATCCCGCCACACGTCGTAGGGTTGTCGATCGCGTCGGGCGCGATCCATCAGCCCCTGCGCTGGCGTCCAGAAGTACGAGGCGACGTGCCAGATACCGGACGCGTCTTTGCCGATCAGAATAAGGCTGGTCAAGTCTGTACGTGCCGACAGGTCGAGTCCGCCAAAGACTTCGAGGCCGTCGAGATAGCCGGACGGAGCGCCGCAACTCTTCCACGTGTTCAGCGACATGAACGGCGACACCACAGAAACGCGCTGATTCAGAGTCAGGTTCCTGAACGTACTCTCGACGCTCGGCATTCGCATCGCCTCGGCGGCCTGCTGCTCGGTGTCCTTCAGGGAGCGGAACAAGCCCAGTGCCGGGTTCGCTGCCTTCCACGCCTTCCGGTCGTCAAGCTCGCAATCGGCGGGCGCTGCATAGACGTGGCTGATAACGTGCGGGTCGCCGGACTTCTCGGCATCGTCCAGCCAGATCGAAAACAGGTCTGTATCGTTGGCAGCTTGCGTGCTGATGGCGATCAATAGCGGCTCTTGGTGCGCACCCTGTGCCGTCGTGATCGCATTGACGAACTCCGACGTGGGGCCGCGCACCTGGCCCACTTCGTCCAGGATCGCCAGAACAGGGCTCAGGCCATGCGCCGTCTTGCCCTCGGCGGCGAGTGCGCGATAAACCACATTGCGCTTGAGGCCATGCAGTTCCTTCCGGCTGTCAATGATGCGGACCTTGCTTTCGAGTAAGGGATTCAGGCGGATCATCTTGGCGCACAGGCTGAACACAATCGCTGCTTGCTCGCGCGACATTGCGCCACTGACAATCTGGCTGTTCTGCTTCGCTTCGGGGCCGATCAGGTGCGCAATCACCAGACACGCAATCAAGGCAGTCTTGCCGTTTTTCCGGGCGATGGACAAGAACGCTTTCCGGGTGCCCTTGCGATTGCCATAGACAGCACGGATGAACTTGCGCTGAAACGGAGCCAGCTTGATACGTTGGCCCACGCGAGCACCTTCCGGAACCAAGCAATACTTCTCGACGAACTCAACGACACGCGCTGCACGTGTCGGACCACTACGCGAACAGGTCGTCTTCATCGTCCAGGCTGAAGGCGATCATGCGGGCCTGCTCGTTCTTGCCGGCAAGATGGTGACTCGGCCCATTCACTGCGGCGCTGTTGATCTGCAAGTGGCGCTTCGTCGCCTGAATGTCACGCTCAAGCTCACGAACTTGCGAGAGTGCCGGATGATCAACAAGGCGCCCTTTCGAGTCACGGATGATCGATGATTGATCCTTCAGGATCGCCCAAAGCACATCGACCTTGGCGAGCATTTCGCAAAGACGACCGGCAGTGTCCAGATCGGTAGGCGTCCAGAGTTCGCGACGCTTGGCACCGACAATCCGGGGCCAGTGCTTTTGAGCGCCAGCACTGAGGCTGTACAGCGGAATCAGGGGCGGAAGCGTTGCGGCCTCGGCTACCGATTTGGCGAACTCGACACTATCAGCGCGTGGTCCTCTTCGTTTGGTGGATGGCTTAGTCATTATCGATTTTGGCTTTTTTTACGAAAGCGAAAAATTGACAGGTCGAGGGCGTTCGTCCCTGGTCGATCGTTGGCATCATTTCCCTGCCCCCCGCTCCTCTGCGCTCTGTGGCAGCATCATCCGTTCCATTGCGATGCCTGCGCTTCGAGGTAAGCGGCGTGTGCTGCTTCGGCTGTTTCAAACTCAGCGGGTAGAACACGTGTTCCGCTGCGAGTGCTGATCTTGACTCGATAGCGCCAGCCCCAAGCAATGACGCCTTCCGGGAGTTGTTCAGGTTCACGCTTTGAGTTCATGGCGCTTGCTCCAATAGCGGCTTCTCTCGCCGTTGATCTTGATGTGTTCGATCTGATAGGCACGGTGTGCCTCTTCCGGGTTATCAAATGTGCCGACCATCTTCTGAAAACGCTTACCGTCAGGATGAGTTACGCAGATCACGGCTGAGAAACGATCGCCTTTCTTGGTTTCGCGCTTGATGACGCCGCTAGGCAGACCGGACTTATTGGGCTGCTGCGGCAAAGTTGCCTGCGTTAGCTTGATGCGGCGTTCAACGTCAACGTCCAATCTTTCACGTATAGCGTTGATGGCCTCGGCTGCTTCTTCAGCGGTCTTGAATTCGCCGACACGTCGATTGCCGTGGGTTGGGGCGACCAAGGTTGCTTTGAAGCCAACAATCTCGACGCTGGTATAGTGCTTCCAAATGGGCGTCACGCCAGCAGGTAGGTTCAGTGCATTGATGATCTGGCGGCGTTCGAATTGAAACGCCTGCTTGCGTTCTTCTGCATCGAGGGCTTGGGCAGCGGCTCGCTCCGGGCCGTAATGCCCTTCGATGTATGCGTTCCATGCAGCATTAGGTGCTGCCTCCATCTTTTCGCGGCATTTAATGAGCGCCGCGACCTGATCGATGATGCTGATCGGGATCATTTCTTGATGAATCGCAGTTCAAGCAGGCGGATGAACTCGGCACCCATGTGGCCAGCAATGCCGGAAGTGACGCCTGCCAGATAGAGAGGCACATCAGCGTGAAGACAGCCGAGCGCGGCAAGTAGGCCAGCGAACCCTGCCGTCAGAATGTGCGCACCGGCAGCGAAACTCGAATAGCGTTCGCCGGAGAGGATGCGGCGGACGTACGACACGATGCCACCCCAGATTGCAGCGAACATTGCGAGGACAGCAACGTAGTAATCAGAGGTCAGAAGTCGTTCTGGCATTAGTCGTCAAGTTCCGGTTCTTCGACGACTGTCGGGCGTTGATTCACGAAAAGCATGCTCATGCGCAACATATGCCGTGCTGCATGTCGAAGAACGGCGAGGCGAACGTGATCGCTAAACCCTTCTTCAATCAGTTCGGCGTTCAACAGCTCAAGCTCGTTGGCGAGGATTGCATGCCTCGGGTTCGGGACGTACTCGGTTTGATTGGTCATTCTTTTGCCCAATGATGATTCGGATCGAAGGGGAATCCGAAGATGTCGCCGCCCACTTCGATGCCGGATTTCTCGATACGCTGCTTGGCGCCGTCGTGGCACGTTTTGCAAACGCTTTGAAGGTTTTCCGGGTCGAAGAACAGCGATTCATCACCGCGATGAGGCTGAATGTGATCGCAGACGGTGGCGGGAACTTGACGACCAGAGCGGGCGCAGAAGACGCAAAACGGCTCACGCCTGAGTTGTTCGAGGCGGAGTCTTTTCCATGCTGCGCGGTCGTAAAGCTTAATCCGGGGTTCCATGACGCAATGATACCGAGCGTTATGGCTATTGGATTTCAGGCGCTACAAAAGACGACAATACAGGCGAAAAAATAGGCGCCCGAAGGCGCCTTTCAGTTTTCACACAGGAACGACCTAATTATGAACCAGTTCGCTAATAAATTTCAATTCATGGGCCTGCACATCAATGTAGCGAAGTGCCGTATCGTGACGCTCGATCTCGATCTGACGCTCGGCTCTCAGGATGTTTTCGTATTGGCGCAGCATCGCTGCAACGAGAGTAGACTTTGCCCGGACCTGATGAGGATGAAGCCGAAGTATTGATTCGGCGATGCCGTTAGCGATGCGCAACGATCGTTCGATGACCAGATACGGGTCAGACTGCTTCGGCTGGCTGGCTTTGATGATCTCAGCGATGCTGGGCTGGCCGGGTTTGCGGATCGCGTCGAGGTCGAGGTGATCGCCGTCCTTCGCGCCCCATACGATTTTTGGACACTTCATGTTCATACCGGCACCGCCTCGTTCTGGCGGTCGAGCCATTCACGGACGACTGCCCACGGCCATGCGTTGCGTCCGCCGAGCTTGATCGGCTTCGGAAATTTGCCGCTCTGCATCCATACGTGCAGGGTCGTGCGATGGATTCCGAGCGCATGGCAGACTTGCTTGGCTCGTGCGAGGGCGGGAATTTGGGGGGAAACTTGGGAATCGTTCATGTGCATCACCTAAACAGTCAATGTGAAAATCTTTGGCTGTTGTGCAGGTGCAGCGGCACATTACGCTTTGGGTTGCCAGGACGACACACTGGCTGTTGCATCTTGCGAATCCGTGAAGCGCTTTCCTAGCTGCGGCAGCCTTACCACAATCTCTCAGCGATTCAGTCATTACTGACTTACCGGACGCGATACCATTGTACCGGAACGAGTACGTCATTGCAATACAACGAACGGCTAATTCAGACATGGGGAGACAAAAATATTGCCTCCCCGCTTTAGCTGTTACTTGGCACCGATCAACAGGTGGCTGTCGCCGTGCGAGGTGATGCAGATATTGCCGGATGAGAGCTTGATTGCCTTGAACGCGCCAAAGTCTGCTTCATGTTCGGGCTCGTTGCCTTCGAGCAGGTCGGCGACTTCTTCGAGGGACAGGACTTGAATGTTCAGGCGATGGTTTTGAAAGATCATGCGGCGGCTCCCTGTTAGAGTTTGATAGTCCGGATCGGAGACACACTATAGCGAGCGAGCGCTAAGTTTCCGGACGCCCAACAATCTTCCCTCATCGGATCGATAGACGCGCTTAAACGCGATTAGAGCGGTTTAAATCTCTTGAGTGAGGGGTAGATATACCCAGATACGTTTGGGACGCTTGTAGAGCTTCTGGTGAAGCCGGAGAGCTATCCGGAGCTGAACGAGAAGCAGCGGAAAGCGGAATGCTGCGCGGAACGCGCAGCGAGGTAATCGGTGATCCATACCATGTTGCAGCAAAGCTTCGCCGGGTGATCAAGCGGCACGGGCTTCTAGCCGGAGCGAGCGCGTAGCGCGAGGCGCAGGCTCTGTTCCGGAGCAGGACAAACCCATAGCCGGAGCAGATGAGGGGAAAGCCTTGCTGGCCTTAAAAAGTTAACTGTTAACTAAAACAGCTTTTGAAGGGGGTTACTTAATGATGGAAACGATGGTTTTCCCCTCATCCTCCGGCTACGCGCCTGCGGCGCTTCGCTGTGCCGGAGGGCATGACAACCTCGGCTTGCTGTGTCTCTCCGGAACAAGGGTTTTGGCTTGCGGAACGACCGCGAGCGCAGCGAGCCGGGTCGTTCCACGCGCCCTTTGGGCGCGCCCCATAACTTCTAACCCCTACCACTACTCCTTACCTATTAGGTGAGTGGAATTTCTGGCGTTTTCGCGCCGTTACTGGGTTTTCCGCTCGAAAACCGGATGACAGAAATGCCCTAACCGGATGACGACCGGATGACGACCGGATGACGACCGGACGACAACCGGATGACAGCTCTCTCTCCAAATTCTGCATTTTCCGTATCCACAAGGCGCAAAAAAAGCCCTCTCACGAGGGCTCGCGTGTCATCCGGTTGTGCTCTACTTCAGTCGTTCGCGGATGCGCCTCAGCGTCCGGTCGACGAGTCGGCGGTCAATGCTCCGCCCCGTCATGCTCGCGTATAGCTCGGCGATGGCCGTCGGGCTGCTGCCTCCGGCCAGCTTCTCGCAGAGCAGGAGGTCGCACCAAAAATCGAGATCGATCTGTTTGTGCCCGGCGACCATCGGTTCGAGCCTATCGCGGATTTCAGCGACGTACGCTAAAGCACTGCGGCGTCTATCCCTCGCGGGTTTCGTGGAAAGGACGCCAAGCATGAGTTGCTGCGACATATCGAGGCGCAAACTCTTCACCTTAGCCTCGGGGCGCCATTCCTCGCGGGCAAATTCTTCGGCGAGATCGAGGTCAAACTCATCGCCGGACATCAAGTCCTCATATCCGGCCTTGCGCACGCGAACGCGGTGGCCACGACGATGCAACCATTGCAACTCGGCGACCTGAACTTTAACAAGCGCTTCGGTCTGCTCGGACGTGTAAGCGCGTCCGGTGTTGGGTGCAGGCAGTGCCGCAAATCCACGAAACGCGGGCGCCAAGTCCGGCAGAGGTTGGTCAGCACTGACTGAAATCGCCGGGGGTTCAACGACAACGACAGGCGCTTGAACTTCAACACTCGGAGTGGGAACGGCGAGCGCAACAATGGCAGCAGGAGCCTGTTTGATCTGTTGTTCCGGCTCGCCATCATCGTCAAGCTCGGCAATGAGGGCGTCAATGTCAGCGCAAATCGCATCAGCTTCTGCACTGTTGTCGATTTGATCCGGCGCCGTATCGATATTGACGATGGGAGGCTTGGGCCGCTCTGCTACACGTACAGGGGCATCATCAATGCCGAGCTTGCATGTGGCGACCGGACTAACAAGGTGCCGGGTGTCGTCACATAGCGCAAGATATTGGTCGTAGGTGATTCCCGAATCACGAGCGTGGGTGTTATAATTCACTTGTGCTTAATCCTTTGGTGAGGGTTGCGCATTGCTAGTAGTTCTGGTCGATTCACTGGTGACACAGCTTCGACAAGCTTGCAGGCCCACCCTAACCCGGTGGGCTTTCTTTCGCCTGTCTCTTTCGCTCGAACAGGTCTGATGCGATGATAGCACCTGGCTATGAGGCTACGTATAAGGTTAATAAGTAAATTTGAATATTTACGGGAGGAATCGGCATGTCTGATGAACAGCTTCGCGCCGTACTAGTCAAAGTAGCCCACTTCGCAAAGAACTACCTTCAGGGTCAAGCCGGCGGCTTGTCGGCACTTGAAGAAGGTGGCGCAGCACTCAGCGAGGCATCAAAGGCACTTGCAGCCCATTTGCAATCGCTACGGGAAGAGGAAGAGCGCCAGAAGGTCAAGAAGGCGCTCGATGCGTTCAAAGAGATGGGCTTTACCGCCGCACAGATCGCAGCAGTGAAGAGCGCTCTAACTCAGGACTCAGGGCGGAAACCCGAAAAAACCAAGGGAGACAAGGCAGCCGAGCCTAAGAAGTACCGGAATCCGGAGAACCACGAAGATCAGTGGTCGGGGCGCGGCTCAAATGAGCCTGAGTGGATCAAGCTGTATCGAACGTCCAAATATGGCGAGAAACCACGCAGGTACAGTGACGCAGTGCTTAACCCAGAATGGCTAGCACTGCAAAATGCAAAGCAAGCTGGCTGAGTGCGCAAAAAAGCCCCCTGTGATGATGGGGGCTTTTGCTTGCGTGTCGCTACATCTGGAATGCGTGGTCCTGCTGTAGCGCTTCCTATCGCGTCCTAGCACTATTCTGAAGCGTCCGGGGCGTCCTGCTTCTCTTTGCAGTAGTCTGCCCAGTCCTGCATCATCGTCCGGCGCTTTTCCAACATGTCACCGCGACGATAAGCCGCTTCGACCTTGTCGCCGACAGTGTGCGCAAGCGCCATTTCCTGCATCTCGTGCGGATATTCGGTTGTCTCAGCAGCCCAATCCCTGAACGTACTGCGGAAGCCGTGCATCGTCAGATCGCCGCGATCCATGCGCCGGAGTACGGCAGTCAGGCTCATATCGGACAGCGCCTTTCCTTCCTTCATGCCCGGAAAGATCAGCGTCGCATCCGTGGAGATCGCCCGCATATCCGCGATCACCTTCACCGCCTCTTGGCTCAGCGGTACGCGGTGTTCCTTTCCGCCCTTCATGCGCTCGGCTGGAATCACCCACACACCAGCAGCCTCGTCTATCTCGCTCCAGGTCGCGCCACGGACTTCACCCGATCGCGCAGCCGTCAGAATCGCGAACTCGCACGCACGCGCAGCAATGCCGGCTTGCTTGCGTAGCTCAGTCATGAAGGGCGCAATCTCCCTGTAGGGCAGCGCTGCATGATGCTCGACCTTCGCCACCTTCGATCGAGCGGGAAGCAGTGCATCTAAGTGTCCCTTCCAGCGTGCCGGATTCTCGCCAGTGCGGTACTTGTGCGCCGCAGCCCAATCAAGAATGCTCTCGATGCGCCCTCGTACTCGACTGGCTGTCTCGGTCTTGGTCGTCCAGAAGTCATCACCTTGCAGAATCTTCAGAACGTGCGCTGTCTCGATCTTGCCAACGTCGAGGGCTCCAATCGTCGGGGCGGCATACATTTGCAGCGAGCTTTCCCACTGCTCGGCACTTTTCGCAGACTTCCATCCGGCTCGGTGTGCTGCGATGTACTGCTCAGCGCACCAGCTAAACGTCACAGCCTTAGCGCGTGCCGCACGCGTCGCCGCTGCCTGCTCGGCGCGTTCGTCCAGCGGGTCTATCCCACGTCGCAGCTTGCGCCTGTTCTCGGCAGCAAGCTCGCGTGCCTCCGCAAGCCCAACGTCAGGATACGAACCAAGGCCCATCCAGCGATCACGCCCGGCGATCATGTATCTGTGTATCCATGACTTGCTTAAACCCTTCGTGACCTTGAGCAAAAGCCCTGCTCCGTCAGAGTATAAGCCCGGTGTTTTCAGGTTCCGGCATTCCAAAGGCGTAAGTTTGTGCGCTGCACCCATGACGTTTCCCCATCACTAAATCGTTCTACGGAGCGTTCTACAGAATATTCTACAGAATTTTCCGCGATACCACGCGATTCGGCAGGACCAAAAACGACACTATGCGACAGTGAAACCCTTTAAGGGCTTGCGTTCCCGGAACTAGACGCTACAATGCACGACTTCGCGAGACGTGACCCCAGCGGACACCCTCTCCGCCAGTAACACCACAAACCCCAGAAGCGGCGCCAGTTATGGGCTTCCGGCTTAAGCGGGGTTTGTGATGGTGTTACAAAGTGGTGTACACCTGACCGACAGCTATCTCATCTTTTCGGAGAAGCTGCATGTCCTACGTCGTGTCACACCACGGAGCGCTCTGGTTCCAGATTCGCGTTCCCACTTCCCTACAAAGCATTCACGGCAAGCTCGTTCGAGTCAATTTACAGACTCGCGATCCTGGCGTTGCCCGTGCGCTCGCGCTGCGCTTGGCCAGCGACTGGCTGAGCCGTTTTCAAACAGACGTTGCCCTCCTTCCCATGGAAGGCCTCCAGGCCGAGCTTGTCGATGTGGCCAACATCGCCCCGCTCCCATTCGGACAGTCCTGTTCATCGCAGCCTGCTCTCGAACCCGCACAGCCAATTCACTCCAGTTCGCTATCGCGGCCTCCCGCGCGCTCGCCCAAACCCGTCAGCGACAAAGAACTCCTGGATGCCTGGCTGCGCATCGACCCCACCCGCGCGAGCACGACAACGAGTGACATGCGGGCGACGCTCAAAGCGTTCCGGTCGCGCTGCCGAAAACCCTGGCCTGAGCTCGAACGGCAGGACATCGCCAATTTTCGCGACTATCTGCTGAGCACGCGGCTCGCACGTGCGACGGTCTCGAAGAAAGTTGGCTTCATTTCATCGCTGATGCAGGTCGGTTTTGACGCCGGCTTGCTCAAGCAGAACGTTGCTCGAGGGCTTAAAGTGCCACGCGCGGAAATGCCGACGATCGAGCGCCGGGCGTTCACGCCACAAGAGCTCAAAAAAATCTTCGACTCCCCGGTCTTTACGAAAGACTTCCGACCGGTCGCAGGCTGCGGAGCCGCGTGTGCCTGGATGCCGATGCTGGGACTCGTCACGGGCGCACGGCTCGAAGAAATCTCCCAACTGCTGCTGCACGACATCATTCTCGATGAAGAGCACGGGCCGTTGATGCGCATCACCGACGAAGGCGAGTCTCAGCGTGTGAAAACCATCGGATCGAAGCGCATCGTGCCGCTTCACCCGGAGATCCTCCAGGCGGGCTTTCTCGATTATGTGGAGACGGTTCGTGCATCTGGCCAGAGGTGGCTATTCCCCGAGTTGCTTCCCGACCACGATGGGCGTCGCGGCGGAAACTTCGGCAAGTGGTTTCAGCGGTACTTGAGAGTGCGGACTGGGATCGGCATCAGCGACCCCCGGGTCGTTTTTCACAGTTTTCGGCACACGTTCAAGACGCTGTGCAGAGCCGCAGAGATTTCGGAAGAAGTGCACGACGCGCTGACCGGGCACGTGTCCGCCAGCGTCAGCCGCCAGTACGGCGAAATGCCCATCGGCCCGCTCGTGCGCGCGATCCACGCGATCAAACTGCCCGTCGCGCTTCCGCACATCGGCGCCTGAAGGGGAAAGATCATGACGAACAACATGAACCCGCCCCTGGCGTCTATCGTTGCCTGGATCGAAGAGATCCGCCGGTTGGAGTGCAGCTCATTTGCCGACGTAGCTTTACGCTTGCCAGCAATCTGGTCCGTGATTCGGGTGGATGGGGCGACCCGAAGGACGATTGCGCAATCTTGCGGCTGGCCACTGCGACTCAGCCGAGATGAGATTCACACCCAACCGGCGGAGCGGCTCGGCGTCAGGTTACTAAACTTTGGCACCAACTCTGCGATCAGCCTGTGGCAGTACGCGCCTCGGATCTGTCATCTGATGCACGTCGAGGGCAAGCTTCACGACGCTTACGCATTTATGTGCGCAAGCGTCAGAGAATCGGAAGAGGACGAGGCATACATCCTGGACGACTCAGAGCTGCAAGGCCGCGGTTTTCTCGAAGCGGCGCTACGCCTTGATTTTGAAGGCCTCAGGCGCACCCTTGAATTGCGGGGCGAGGCTCACCTGCGGCATCTCCTCCCGGGGATGCCCGAGGAAGGTTGCGCGACTGCCGGGGGCTGGGTGCTCGACCTCCCATCACTGATCCTTGCACGCGTGCTCGAGCACTCGAGCATCGAATTCGAGGCCCCCGACTCCGTTTGCAGTCCGACAGCACGTGCAGCCTATCCGGGTAGCTTCCACCTCACACGTGCAAACGTCGTGTGCGGTTTCGGAAATCCTCGTCATTCGCAGTACGAGGTACCGACGCCGGCGACGCCTCGCGTTGTGATCGTTGACGACGGGTTGCTGGACTCTGCGGGGTGGATGGTCTCATTCTTGCACCACCTCGTCGAGTCTCTGGCAGAGGTGGGCGTGAACGTCGACCAATGCCTCGGAAGACTGAGCCTTTCGAGCTTCGTCCAACTCTCCTCACCGCCGACTCCTACAAGTCGCTCCTGAAATCATTCGACGAGGTCAGCTCGCTGCAGGGCGCGCTCCACGCACTCTTGCGGCGAGCGCTTCGAGAACGGGGACGACCGGCATGAAGTCTTCAACCGTCATCAAACCCTCAGGATCGTAATGAGTTTCGTGGATATCGAGGTCGGCATGCCCAAGCATGGCACGACGCACTCGTGGATCAACCCCCTCTGCCCGCATCGTACGTGCGACGGTATTTCGCACGCTCTCGAGCACGATTCGACGATCGACGTACAGGGTTCGAATGATCCGATTCAAACGCTTACTCTCAGCAGCCCCCAAATGTCCGAACGCATCCGGCCTTGCGTCAACAAACAACGGGCTTTCACCCACCCCTCCCAAAGCTCGGCTGATCAACCAACGCTCCAACTCGGGGTTGTGGCATGTGCTCACAGGCAACGTGCGATACGCGTTATCAGTCTTGAGCATCGCATCGCCGCCGATGTTGATGTGCCACATGTCGTCATGCTTGCTGACGTCGCTTGCCCGCAGTTGCATCAGCTCTCCGAGTCGAGCCCCGGTCAGCGTCATCAAGTCGAGCAACATCAGGTCATCCGCATCATCACGCCCCACGTCTGCCGCAACCAACTCACGCACCCTGCAAAGCTGCTCGACGGTCAGCGGCAACCGCTTGGCCCTGCCCAGACTCGTGCGCGGCAACATCGCACGACAGCATGCAGCGGCATCCGGGCTAATCGGCTTGAGCAGGCTGATGAGTGTGGTCAATTTGTCGACGATGGTGCCGATGCGCGTCTGCAGGTGGCGGTCCTCGAAGCTGACGCGATCGCCGACGCGGAAGTCCTCGCGGGTGGGACGTTGGGCGGACCTAGGCGTCGGCGACCGGGGCTCTGCCCGGCTGTCGGCGGGGAGCTCGATTGCTGCGTAGGGCAGCGTCCAGGTCGCACGGGTGGCGTCGTCCTGCACGGTGAGCTGGGTGTCCTTCATCGCCACCACGGTGCCGCTTCGAAGCTGCAGCGCGGCGCCCGGCGCTTTTCCGTCCACGAAGCGTACCCGTTGTCCCAGGTTCAGATGCAGCCGGATCTGCACGATCCGCGACGGATCCGACATCAGACGCTCGATCACGCGCGACAGGTGGAACAGTTCGAGCGAGCTTGCACGGTTGAGGGTTTCGAGGGTGGCGGGATCCATCAGGGCGCGGGCTTCCAGTTCATCGGCAGCAGTTCGTCGAGCCGGTCCATGCGGTGGCCGGGCAGGCGCGTGAGCACATCCTTCAGGTAGGCGTAGGGCTCAATGTCGTTCAACCGCGCTGTCTCGATCAGCGAGAGTGCCACGGCAGCGGCCCGTCCGCCACGTGGACTTCCGGCAAACAGCCAGTTCTTCCGCGAGATCGCCACCGGTCGCATCGCCCGCTCGGCGGCGTTGTTGTCCGGGGCGAGCAGGCCACTGTCGGCAAACACGGTGAGCGCCGTCCAGTTCGACAGCGTGTAGACAAACGCACGTCCCAGCGGCGAGCGCGGCAGCAGCGTCGGCTGGTGATGGGCGAGCCAACGGTGGAACGCGGTCAGCACCCGCCGGGTGCGCCCTTGGCGGACGTGCAGACGCACGTCTGGGTCGGCCTCGGCCAGGCGACGCTCGATGCGGTAGATCAGCCCGATGAAGCGCAACGCGTCATCGGCCAGCCCGGGTGGCGCCCCCTTGGGGGCGGCCTTGGTCACATCGAAGAACTTACGCCGCACGTGCGCCCAGCACGCCACGTGGGTGACGCCCTCGCGGAAGCTGGCGTGGTAGCCGCTGTAGTCGTCGGCCTGCAAGTAGCCGCGCCATGTGCCCAGGACCCGGCGCGGGTGTGTCCCGCATCGATCGGCCGTGAAGTCGTAGAGTGCGGCCGGGGCCACCTTCTGCCACTGGCCCTCACCGTCCTTCTGTTGCCCACCGGCCAGATAGACCCACATGCGGGCGGTGATCGTCTTGCCCGGGGCCTGAAGCGACAGCGTGGT